CTAGGGCTGTTGCTCCTTTTGATAACAAGAAGTGCGCTGTTGCTGGTAACATGTCGTTGCTTAAAACTTGAATGCCGTACACTTCAGTCTTGATAACAACGACAGCTTCAATCGTAACGCCTTCTTCTTCCATCACATCGGTAACGTCTGCAAGATGTTGGAACATGTCAGAAGCCTTGACTTCTTCTTTGTCCTGCATCCCGAACTTACCTTCAATGACCTTCATAGTTTATCTCTTGTCTCACGTTCGATTAACAGCTCAAGGTAGTGCTGCGCCTTGCGTAAATCTTCAACGCCGTTCTTGTCCTTCCACCTAGTAATGTACTTCACCACGTTAGCTTCGCACCAGTCAAGGTTGTTAGCTATGATGAAGTCAACAGGCTGGATAACGTACCGACTGTAGTGGTTACCGCCTACCTGTCGTTTGATAGCGTCCCACTCAGCAGGCGCTGCGTCATCTATCGAACGCGGAAACGGTGTGTTACGATCAGACTTAGTACTCATCTACTTCTTCCTCCAATCCGTTAAACTTATACAGGTTGTTGCGTATTCGTTCAGCGAACGCATCAACAATATCCTCAGAGTTTATCTCAAGCACTTCCATCAACGTCACTTCGTCTATGTTGTGCGCGATTAGCTCTAGCATTTCATCAAACGTTCTTGCCATACCGCCTCCGCAGGTACGTCATGCTGATAGGCATCTCATCAAACGCACCGTCCTGTACTTCGTTGAGCATCCACAGCCCAGACCAACTCCCATTAGTCTGAGGGTTTAGATACTCTTCGTCGTGTTGATAATAAATACCAGCAAACAGAGCAGTCATTCGCTTTCCGCTGGCATCTCTGTCGAATGCGATGTCTCTGTCTTGTACGTGTCCCATGATGCAAGACATGTGCTTCTTTTGCAGTAGTAGTTTTGCATTAGTGACTGGCCTACCCATGACACCGCTAGTGAAAAAGTGACAATAAGCAACACCATCCACAATAACTGGCTGCAGATACGGATATACTTCCCAATCTTTGAGGTTGAGATCTTCATAGCTCATCAATCCTTCTAGCTTTGCATCGTTCTCAACCGCACGTTCGATGCGCTGTTCGTGGTTACCCAACGTAAAGATCAGGCGGGGCTTCCAGATTCGCTTCTTGTGTTTGCGTAATCGTTTCTGCTCTGCCTTGATCGTATCCGTGAACAGCTTCATCGCATCGTTACCCGCCTTAACGTCAGCGGAATAGCGTCTGCCTTCAAACGACTTCTTACCTACATCGTAGCTTGATAGGCTAGGCATATCCCAGTGATCGCCAAGGTGTACGATAACGTCAGGCTTGGTTGCAACGGCGTACCGCGCAGCCCAACGCATGTGCTCATAAGATTGGTTAGGTTTTATCTGTGTGTCAGGTATTATTAAGTGGCGCATTTCCACTCCTCCGGTATGGTCTTTGGTGTGTACCACTTAAACTCGTGTCGTTCAGCCCACTCTGACATAGTGTAGAAGCTCCCGTCTTTTCTACGTTTTGCGTCTGGCATTCTGTTGTCTGGGTTTTGGAACACGAAAACCAATTCCTCCGTCCAGCTAAGAGCCTTCTTGACATCAACATATTTACGTGCCTCCGGTTTGTCACGGAACCTCCCCTTCGCTTCAATATAATATGTTATACCATCCGTCGTGTACGTGAAGTCAGGATGATAATGCCTGTGTTGCACATACGGAACCGCGCAAGGGTGATACTGACAGCCCTTCAGTTCCTGTGCTAAGTCCCACTCAAGCCACGAGTCGTAGCCCTTGGGAACATTACTCAGCGTCCGGCGCATTCCAGATCTCTCCCTCTTTGCGGCGTAAGTACAGCAGTCGAGCGTTCTCGATGACCCGCTCTGGATCGCCATACATTTCAACACAGACATCATACATCTGTCGTTCAGTAACGCAGTCGGACAGCGCCTTCTTCGCCTTCACTGGGCCTACACCCTTGATACCCATGATGTTGTCGGCACGATCACCAGTCAAGATCTGCTCGTACAAAAATCTAACGGCATCCTCTTCACTGACATCATACAGCTTACCAGTGTTGGGGTTGTAGTGTTTACCCGGAACCTGATCGAAGTCCTTGTCGATGCTGACGATAACTGAGTCTGGGTTGTTAGTTGCGGCGATGGCAATCAAATCGTCTGCCTCTTCTCCGTCACTAACAATAGCCTCCCATTCGTCTATCAGGTGCTGCCGGATAACAGCGAGGTGTTCAGGTTTCTCCTTGTCCTTCCTGTTCTCCTTGTAGCCTGCGGTTACAGCGTACTCATGTCTGAAGTTTGATGAACCCTTTCCCGTTAGAAACACACGGTACTCAGGTTCGTCTTCGATGAGGATGTACAAGTCACTGATAAGATCAGACAGGTATGAGCCAGCACTGTATGCGGCGTATTCTGCGCGATCATCCTTTGACTTGTACGCGCAGCGGTAGGCTACGATGTCCCCATCAATTAAGATCACAAAGCCATCTCCTCATCAACAACATCGTCAGCGTACTCAATCAGCTTCGTGACCTTGCACTTTATCATGCTCGGGCTACGTCCTGTACCGACAGACCAGTCGTAGTATCCAACAACACAGACTGCTTCACTGCCGTTACCGATCAGCACTTCAGAGTCGTACTCACTACCCGTCTCATCCGTGATCTTCATGGGGTTATTACTCTTCATGGTGATGAAGTAATCCTTTTCGTCACCCTTGTTAGCAGCAGCAATGCCCATGTTATCGAGTGCCTCAACAGCTTTGTCACTCAGGTTACCAAGAACAATCTGGTACTTGTTGCTGTACTTGTTTAGCTTGTTACGCTCGACCCAATAAAGCGTACCCTTCAGCGTTAGTGGTTGTGGTTTGTCAGTCATAACAACTCTCCTTTTTGGTTAACTACCATAATATTATACCACGTTTTTAGCATGGGTGTCAATGAGTTTCTGCCCATGTCTTACCTATCTTGAACTCACCGTCTAACGGACAGCGCATTTCAAGAACCTCGCCAGCCTCAATGATAGACTGGACTAATGCTTTGCCTACTGTTTCACCATGTTCAGCAGGAGTCTCTACCTGAAACTCATCGTGAATATTACCAACAAATTTATGCGGTACGTCTTTGAGTTTCTCTGTTGCCAGTACCAACGCCTGCTTCATAACGATAGCACCGCAGGACTGGAGCAGTGTGTTCAGTGCAGAATGTTTATGTCTGATCCATACCTTCCGTCTATCGATTCCGGGTAAGCAGCCGTCATTAGCTCTGCTTTCAGCCGTTCTGACCAGCCTTGCATAAGCTGGCATACTTCGAAGGTAGTTATTTCTAGCCTCTCTACCATCCGTAGCAGTTCCTCCGATGAGGTTTCCCAGTTTGGTATCTCCTGCTCCGTATAGAAGAGCGTATGTGAAACGCTTTGCATCAGCTCTAGTTCTAAGTTTTGCAGCCTTCTGAGTTGCTGCATGTACATCTCCTTCAAGGAGTTCTCTAGTGTAATTGACATCGCTCATGTAGTGTGCAAGACAACGTAGCTCCAGACCTGAAGCGTCAGCGCCTACTAACACGTTACCCTCCTCAACTATAAAACATTTACGGTACTCAGACTCCGACGGTATCTGCGCTAGGTTAGGACTGTTGTGTGTCATGCGTCCAGTAACAGCGCCGCACGAGTTGACATAGCCATGTATCCTTCCGTCAATGCCTACGTTATCTATCCAAGACTTGAGCATACCAACACGTTTCTGTAACGTCATGTACTCAAGAACAAGCTGTGCTTCCGGTATATGCGCGTTCCGTTTTAGCGAAGTCTCGTCAACCTGTGGGCTACCGCCTTTGGTTTTGTCAGGCCACTTCGCACCCAGCGCAGACAGACGTTCTGCAACCTGCTGTCTTGAGCCTACGTTAAACACAATCACCTCATCCTTCAGTCGCTTACCTGTCTTGTCAGACCAGCGTTCGTTAACGATAGGCGGGAATACTTCCTGCATCTTATCGCTGATCTCCAGCATACGTTGCTCGTGCTCTGAGTGAAGCTGACACGCCATGTCGAAGTCGAACGCGAAACCGTTGCGAACTTGTTGAGCGATTGCGAATGCCACTCCATGTTCTAGGTCGCGGGATCGCTGTGAGAATTGATCTTTGTCTAGTAACCGGATAACGTGGTTGAATACGCTCCACGTTGCGCGGCAGTCTGCGAGACAGTAATCCACCATCTCTGGGGTCAGTCCTTCGTCGAAGTCTTCTACATTGAAGTCGCCTTTTAATTCGTTGCCAGCACGAATAGCCCACTGTTTCAACGAATGTCCTCCGTCTATGGCTGGGTTGTACAGCCTGCCTAGCACGAGAGTATCCTGAACCTGACCGTCCCACTTGAAGTCCCATACTTCCTCCAGTCTAGGCAGATCGAAGCCAATCAGGTTGTGACCCACCAGTGTCGAGATACCTGTCAAGGCTTCCCTTAACTGAGTAACGTTGTAGCATGCAATACTCCTCCCAGAGTTCGGGAGAAACACCCCCGCTAGATGTATCGTCTTCCAATCCAGCGTCGTTTCTATATCCAAAACCGCAGTCGTCATAATACTTCTCCGTCACGTTAGCGTAGTACC